AAAAAAATAAATATTCAAATATTCAAATATTAATTTATAATTATGACATAGACGATTCTAAATATAGATTAAGGTTGAAGATATCATTAATAGTTCCTTCAATTAATTTATCTTGTGCAATCTTTGCAGGATCAAATGATTTTTTTTCAGCATCATTTAAAATAGATTTCCAATAATCAGTATTTTCATCCAAATTAGTTAAATTACATACATAATTTAATTTATTTAATGCTCTAATACCACCAACAACTCCAAGAAAAGTATTGTAAAATCCAAAATCGTCTTCAAATGATTCAAATAATGCTTTGTATTTTTTGTAAATATTATCACATAAATTCCAAAGTTCTTTTTTTTCATTTTCAGAAATATGGTTGTAATCATTGTACATATTATAAAAGTTTTCTTCAGAATTATAAGGGCGTTGAGAAACCCACAGTATTTTTTCAAGTTCAACAATAATAAAATTTAATTTTTCATTGAATTTGTTAATATAATTATTAGTTAATTTAGCTTGATCAATAACTAATGTATCATAATGTTCACAAACAATTTTCAATGCTTGCATATCCATAATAGCATATTATAAAAAATATAATATTCTATAAGAATCAATTTTAAAATAAAATAATAAAATAATTGTTACAACATAACACAATAGAATAAGTATACAATATAATATAATATAATATTATATTATATTAAATTAAATAAAATGTCCGATTTAGGAAAATTATTAAATAAATTATATTTGAGTGCAAAAAAACAAAATGATGTAGCAAACGAAACAATGAAAACAGCTAATAAAAATATAAAAGAAGAAATGACTAATGAAAAAATTGAAAAGAAATTAAAAGATATGAAAAAAGAAATATTAGAAGATAAAGATATAGATAAAGATACAGATAAAGATAAAGATAAAGATAAAGATAAAGATATAGATAAAGATACAGATAAAGATAAAGATAAAGATAAAGATAAAGATAAAGATAAAGATAAAGATAAAAATAAAGATAAAGATAAAAATAAAGATAAAAATAAAGATGAAAAAGAACCAATGAAAAATAAAGATAAAAAAGAATCAATGAAAAATAAAGAATCAAATAAAAAATCATCAAAAGAAGGTTATTCAAATATATTGGGTGATAATTCAAATACCTCAAATATAGAAAAAAAATTAATAAATAATACTTTTTATTTTGCTTATGTATTTTTAATAACAACTGGTACAATATGTTTTATTGAAGCTTTAAGAACAAAAGATTCAAATGTAAGACATATAATGAATTTAGAAACTTGTATTTCTATAGTAGCTGGATATTTTTATGGATATTTTATATATGTAATAAAAGAAGCAGAAAAAAATAATGAAAGTATTGATTACAAAAAAATAAATAATTTACGTTATACAGATTGGTTTATAAGTACACCTATTATGTTATTAGTATTATGTTTAGTATTAGGAATGGAAAATAAAATAAAATTGACATTACCAATATTTGTGATAGTTTTATTATTAAATTTTGGAATGTTAACATTTGGATATATAGGTGAATTAAATATTATAAAAAAACCATTAGCTAATATTTTGGGATTTGTAGCTTTCTTTTTGATGTTTGGATATATTTGGAAAATATTTATGAATAAAAGAAAAACAAAACAATCAAAATTAATATATGGTTTATTTATAGTTTTATGGGCATTTTATGGTGTAGTTTATTTATGTAAAGATACAACTAAAGTAATATCATACAATATATTAGATTTGATAGCAAAAGCATTTGTTGGTATATTTTTCTGGATTTATTTTACAAAAATAATGAAAATAAAATTATAATTATATAAATATAATATATACATGAAAAATAATTTTTACAAATATTACAAGCAAATAAATACAACAAAGATTTACATATTATTAACAATAATGTTTATTTTTTCTATAATATATACTTTTTTAGATGATACACATTTTGAAGGAGTAAATAAATATAAAGAAATAATAAAAGAAGAAATAATTAAAAAAAAAGCTCAAAAAGAAATTATAGAAAATTATCAAAATATAAATAATACATTAGACAATTCAATATTTAATAATAATAATAATAATGATAATAATAATAATAATAAAGAAAATGTAATAGATGAAACAACAAAAGAAACAGAAGAAGATGTTGAAAAGAATGAGTTAAATCCAGAAAAAGTAAAACCAAATTTAATAAATAAATATTTAAATAGATTGTACTTTTCGATAGTAACAGGGTGTTTATTAGGTTATGGTGACATATATCCAGTATCAAATATATGTAAATTATTATGTGTATGTCAAGGTATAACAACTGTATGTTTGATTATTATATAAAATTTATTTGTAATAATATAAATAAATTTTATGGAAACAATCAATAATCAAAAAAAGAATAGAAAAAACAATGCAATTAAATTGCCGTTAGATATATCAAATATAATATTACCAAAATATGTAGTTTATCATGAGGAATGTTATAATAAAGAAAAATCATTATTTAGAAATTTTTTTAGAATAGAGAATTATCCATTTGATAATTCATATAATATAAAAAAAAATATATGTTCTTCAAAATCTAATAAAATTTCAATAATTCAAAAATTAGATGAAATTAAATCAAAATTGAATGAATTAAATAAAAATAATATACAAGATAATAGTAATAATATTTTACCAAAATATATAAATATTAGAAATTTAGAAAATAATAAATATATAATATATGATAACAAAAATAAAGATAAAGATAAAAGAATAGCAGCTAGAATGATATATGATAATTCTAAAGATATAAGTTTAAATATAAATATATTTATGAATAAGTTGAAAAATAAATATAATATATAGTTACAAAAATTATATTAAAATATACATATAACAGAATCAAGAACATGGTTTTCTTGAAATATATCTCTATATATAGGTGATACATTGTATAAATAATTTCTAATTTCATTAATTTTACAATATAATTTGTATAATTTAAAATTCAAATAATTATATTCATCATCATTTAATACTAAAGTATTATCAGTAAGTCTATTAGATATATCATCTTCAATTTCATCGCGTAATTTTTTAGAACAGCTTAAATTAATATATTCTTGATTCAAATTATCATTTTCATACATTGTATATGTATATGTATATGTATATATATGTACAGAATTTTTAATATATTTTATTAAGAATAATAAATCAATTTTTATTTTTAAATAAATCATTATAACAAGGTGGCTCATCATCATAATTTGATTCATTATTGTTACTATCAAAATTGTTTTCTTCATCATTTGATATTTTGTATTTATTATTATTGTTATTGTTATTATTATTGTTATTATTATATGATATATTATTATTATATGATATATCATTGTTGTAGAAAAAATCACTAATCAAATTATCAATTATATGTTTCAAACGAATAAAACATAATATAGAAATTAACCCACCAAATGATAAATAATATAAATTATAAAATATAATAGAATGTTGAATAGTAGTAGTATTATCCATTATAATATATGTATTAATATATATTTAAATAATATAAAAATATATTATTAAAAAGATAATAATATTTTTAATAATGCATTTACCAGAATTGTTAGTAGGAGTAGGTTCATTATTATTTTCAGCAGTAAATTTACCAGTAAAACCTTGGATAAGTAGAAAAATAGTTCATATTGGTTCAGGTACATTATTATTAAACGCAGATATATCAGATCCAAATGTAATAAATGCAATATATGCAAGTAGTTTAATAGTAGGAACAACAACAACATTTAATGGTATCAAACATATATCAAAAGGAAGAACAACAGATGGTATAATAAAAGATATAGGTATATTTTCATATGTATTAGCGTGTAGTATGTGTATATTATTAGAAGTTCCATATAGTGAAATGACACCATTATTTTATGCAGATCCAGCAGGGGCTATTTTTGGTAGAACAATAGATAGTCCAAAATTGTATGAAAATAAAACATTAGCAGGAACGAGTGCTGTTTTAAGTACAGCAATAATGACATCATCAGGTGATTTAGATGTAAAAATATTATCAGGTGTAATGATAATGTTTATAGAATTATTTGGTGGAAAAATAGATAATGCATTAATAGCAAGTTTTTTATTTTTAAAATATTTTTTGATGAATTAATTTTAAATACAAATTTTTTATAAGTGTACAAAAATTTGTTAAATATTTTAATATTCATAATAATATATAGTAATATGAATTATAATTATACAACATTTACATATGATATATCACCAAGTAATTTAAATGATGGTTATTATAATTTTAATAATAATAGTTATGAAGATTCAAATATGTCAAAATTTTTAGATTATTATTATAAAAATGAAGAAATAGTAAGTGAATATATGCTAATAAACACAAATAATACAAATTTCAAATCAGAAGATTACAATATTTTTTATAATTGGTATACAACAGGATATAATTCGCCTTTCAAAATAATTAATTTTATAATTATAAATGAAGAATTTATAGATAGTAATACAAGAACAAATTTTTTAGGTATTATAAATTCAGTAAAAAATGATACATTATTGATTTTGAATGACATAATAAAACAAAGTAATATTTTAAATAATTATAATATAGTAATAGATTTAGATCAAAACCATTTTAATAATAATCAAAATGAAAATGTAATAGGGTGGGCTGATTACACAACAAAAACAATAGGATTAAATGAAAATGTAGTGAATAGGTTTATGTATTTTAATGATACATCAAAATTAGCATTATTACTAGTTTTATTGCATGAGACCTTACATATATTAGGACTAATTAATTTACAAAGCAATTATTTACCGATAGATAATAGTGTTTATTTACAACAAGTAATAGATGATGATAATAATACAAGATATATTTGGACAGGTGCAAAAGGATTAGAAGGTTATAAAAAAATATTAAAAGATAATAATGTAAATAATAATATAGTAGATAATGTATTAGGATTATTATTAGAGAACGATGGTCCAATTGGAACAAAAGATGTGCATATAGAAGAAGGAAACAATTCAAATGGAATTTACAAAAAAATATATGTTAATAATATAAATTACCCAAGTATAGCAAATGATATAACAACGGGTTATTTGAACACAACAAATTATTTAACAACTGTTACAACGGGTTTATTAAAAGATATAGGTTTTATAATAAATGATGAATCATATCATATAATGAATACGGGTATAAATATAGCATTAATTTAATTTTTAAAAAATTGATTTTTAATTAATTTTATTATTTTGTATAAAAAATAATAAAACTAAATTAGTATTATTAATAAATGTCTAAAAATATTGATAAAAATTTATTGATAAAATTATATGATTTCAATCCATATGATGAATCAGTGTATAATACTGATAATAATAATAATAATTTTAAATGTAACAAAGAATATATGGTTCAATTGTTTGGTATATCAGAACGTGGTTATACAGCAAGTATATATGTAAAAAATTATAAACCATGTTTTTATGTAAAAGTTCCAGATAATTGGAATGAACAATTAAAAAATGAATTTATATCACATATGCGTAAAAAAATGGGTTTATATTATGAAGAATCAATATTAAATTCATATTTAATAAAAAAAAATAAATTATATGGATTTGATAATTTTAAATTACATAATTTTATATATATTGAATTTTCATGTGTTCAGGCATTCAACAAAGCTAAAAAAATATTTTATAAAGAAACGATAAATGGTAATTTTTATGAGAAAAAATTGCTAGAAGATGGATATAAATTTTTAGAATATAATGTATTTTTATATGAAGCACATATACCACCATTATTAAAATTATTTCATATAAAAGAAATATCTCCATCGGGTTGGATATTATGTTGTGCAAAAAAAATAAAACATATATATAATAAGAAAACATATGCACATTATGAATTTGAAATAGATTATAAAGATATAATATCAAAACCAGAAAAAGAAACAGCAGTAAAATATAATATATGTAGTTTTGATATTGAAGCAAGTAGTAGTCATGGGGATTTTCCAGTTGCTATAAAAGATTATAAAAAATTAGCTATTGATATTATAACATATTATAATTCATTGGAAGACAAATCATTATTTAATAATGATTTACTAAAAAAATGTGTAATATCAGCGTTTGATAATAATTCAATTAATGAATACAATATAAATATTGTATATCCAAAAGAAGAGGTGAATATTGATAATATTGAAAAAGCATTAGAAAACATTACAAAAACAACGGTTAAATCTAAAAAAAATATAGGAGATGATTATTTTATATCTGATACAGATTCAGAATCAGAATCAGATTCTGAAAATGAATTGTTAGATGATAATGAATTTAAACCGAATTATAAAAAAAATAAAAAATATACAAAAGATGTTACAATATTAGAAGTTATTTTAGATAATAAATGTGATGTAAATATAAAAATTAAATATTTGAATAAATTTTTAACAGATGATTTACCAGAATTACAAGGTGATATAATTACTTTTATAGGATTATCCTTTTTATATTATGGAGATAAAAAAAGTTATAAAAGAATATTATTAGTTAAAGATGGCTGTAAAGCACCAGATGATTATGATTTAGAAAAAAATGTAACAAAGATTATAGTTTGTAATACAGAGAAAGATTTATTATTGAAATTTTCAAAAATAATTCAATTAAAACAACCACATATGATGATAGGATATAATATAAATGGTTTTGATTTTGATTTTATGTTTGACCGTTCAAAAGAATTAGAATGTAGTGAAGAATTTTTGAAATTATCTTATAATAAAAATGAGATATGTTATAACCAGGATTGGAAAACCGGAAAATATGATATTGAAAAAAGTAAAATATTTTTAGCAAGTGGTGAATATAATTTAAAATATATTAAAATGCCTGGTCGTATTATCATTGATTTATATAATGTATTTAGAAGAGAACATGTATTATCATCATATAAACTAGATTATACATCTAGTTATTTTATAAGCGATAGTGTAAAAAAATATGAAATATTAGATGATAATACAACAAAAATATACAGTTCAAATTTAACAGGATTAAATGAATTAGCATATGTTAAATTTGAAGAAATTAGTTATAGTGTAAATTATTATAAACAGGGAGCAAAATTCAAAATTATCAACATAAATGATGAAGAAAAAAGTTTTATTATTGATTCTAAAGAAGAATTTGATTTAACAAGTAAAAAGGTTAATTGGGGATTAGCAAAAGACGATATTAGTCCAGCTGAAATTTTTAAATTATCAATGGGTACAGATGAAGATAGATGGTTAGTAGGTAAATATTGTCTTGCAGATTGTGATAATGTATTAGAATTATTACTAAAAAATGATATTATTACAAGTTGTGTTGAGATGTCAAATTTATGTAGTGTTCCATTGAATTATTTATTAGTAAGAGGACAAGGAATTAAATTAACAAGTTATGTTTCTAAAAAATGTTCTGAAAAAAATATTTTAATACCAGTTATTGAAAAATCAACAGATAACGGTGGATATGAAGGAGCACATGTATTATCTCCAAAAACTGGTTTGTATTTAGAAGATCCAGTTTCTTGTTTAGATTACAGTTCTTTATATCCATCTTCTATTATTAGTGAAAATATTTCACATGACAGCAAAGTATGGACAAAAGAATATGATTTAAGTGATAATTTATTAAAAGAAACAGGTGAAAAAGATGAAAATAATGATTATATATATGATAATTTATCAAATTATAAATATGTTGATATCAAATATGATACATATAAATATACTCGCACAACTGCTAAAGCTGCTGCTAAAAAAGTTATTGTTGGATATAAAATTTGTAGATTTGCACAATTTCCAGATAATAAATTAGCAGTATTACCTGCTATTTTACAAGAATTATTGAATGCGCGAAAAGCAACTAGAAAAATGATAAAAACACAAAATAATGAATTTATGAAAAATGTTTTAGATAAAAGACAGTTGACTATTAAGCTTACTGCTAACTCTGTTTATGGGCAATCTGGTGCAAAAACTAGCACTTTTTATGAAAAGGATGTAGCTGCGTCAACAACAGCAGTTGGTAGAATGTTACTCTCATATGCTAAAAATATTGTTGAAGAATGTTATCATAATTATGAAAAAAAAATGTCAGACGATAATGATGTAATTATTAATGCTGACTGTGTATATGGTGACACTGATTCAGTGTTTGTAAAATTTGATTTCACTAATAAAACAGATAATACTAAAATTAAAAATAAACAAGCATTAGAATATAGTATAGAAATTGCACAAGAAGCAGGTGAATTAGCTACTAAATTTTTAAAAAGCCCTCATGATTTAGAATATGAAAAAACATTTTGGCCATTTTGTTTATTGTCTAAAAAAAGATATGATGGTATGTTATATGAGTTTGACCCTAACAAATGTAAATTAAAATCAATGGGTAATGTTTTAAAACGAAGAGATAATGCTCCTATTGTTAAAGATATATATGGTGGTGTTATTAATATTTTGATGAAAGATAAAAATCTAAATAAAGCTATAAAATTTGTAGATGATTCATTACAAGATATAAAAAATGAAAAATTTAATATTGATAAATTAGTTGTCACTAAATCTTTAAGAAGTTATTATAAAAACCCTAATCAAATTGCACATAATGTATTGGCAAATAGAATTGGTAATCGTGATACAAAACCAGGACCAGGTGATAGAATAAATTATGTATATATTGTTAATCCAAACAAAAAAGCATTACAGGGTGAAAAAATAGAAACACCTCAATTTATATTAGAAAATGATTTGAAAATTGATTATAACTTTTATATATCAAATCAAATTATGAAACCATTGTTACAATTGTTTTCATTAGAATTAGAAAATATGGTAGAATTTAAAAAGAAACGAGGACACACATTGAATTCATGGTATAATGAAATTAATAAATTAAAAGAAAAATGGGAAGACCCAATTAAATTTAACAATAAATATGAAGAGCTTCGTTGTAAAGAAGTAAAATCCTTAATATTTGACAAATATTTGAATTAATATAATATAAAAACAAAAATTTTTTTAATATATATATATGGTATATGAATACTAAAAAATACACAAAAAAATATAAAAATACAAAAAAATCTAAAAATACAAAAAAATCAAAAAAAATAATTAATAAAAAAAAAACTACAAAAAAATTAAATAGAAAATTTAGAAAAAATAAATATAAAAATTTTAAAGGGGGTATGACTGCAAAAGAAAAACAGGATATAAAAGATATTATTTATGAGTTATCAGATAAATTTTATGAAATAGAAGAGTGCATAAAAACGCCTGATAAAAAAGAAGAATTTATTAAATTTATAGACGAAAAGTTTAAAAGTTTACAAGATAAATGCAGGTCTTATGATTGTGATAACAGAATAAATGTTATTATAACTAATACAATTAATGATATTGATACTAATGATTTTACAAATAATTATCAGACTAAATATGTTGAAATATTAAATAATTTAATGGCATTATATGATTTATTTGATATTAGAGATTCTAATCGGATAGATAATTTAGTTAACTTACAAGGCAGGATTAATCCGCACGGCGCGAATTTACTCCATAATTCGGCGACGCCATCACCTATCCCACCCCGTGTAAATTCACCACCACCACCACGAATAACAGGTTCACCTTTAGAAATTCCAAGGACACCGCCAGTAAACCGAGCAATAAGCCCAGTCTTCTCGAACTCTAGTGGTCTTACACCGCAACGAGAATTACAATTATTACCATTACCATCACCATTACCATCACCATTAGCACCACCATTAGCACCACCATTAACACGAAGATCAACAGGAAGATCAACACAAAGATCAACAGATATACACAAACCTAAACCTAGAAAACCTAGACCTAGACGACACAGACCTTAAACTCTACGTAGGTGATTGTTATTATTGCAATAAAGTCATTATATGTAGCTCTACTATGAGCATTATAGAAAAAAATTTTTTATTGATGTTTAATATACATTGTAATATATAATACTATAAAATATAAAATATTATATTATATATTATAATATGAATAATGGATTAGATATAAGTTGTTCTTTAATAAATGATATGCTGGGATTAGCATGTTTAATATATGATTGTAATAAAGAATTGAAATTTAAAAAACATGAAAATGAATATGATATAAAATCATTAGATATAAATTCAGTACATATTTCAAAAACAAGAAAAACAATATTATTAAATT